ATATTTATAGTCCGTCCCACGCGGACATTTTCCCAATTTTGTCCGCGTACGGCGGACAACACATTGCACAAAGAAAAGCGGTGTCCGCGTGAGAAAGACACGCTTATGCAAACTATTTCATTGCATTTGTTTACTTTTTAATACTTTTCACAACACATATGCCCGAAATTTTTATGCATTTTTCCTACTTGACAAAAACGCTTTACCCGACTAAAGTGTTAGTCCGGTCTAATTGTCTATACAATTCCACAATTATTCACGTTTTTCCTTCGAATCTCGCACAATTCTTCCGAAATACTTACTCATTTTGCCCGGAAAGTGGACAAAACCGCCCGTTTGTCCGCGGGTCGCGGACACTTCGGAAACGGGGACTCACTTTAGTCGGCTAAAGTGTCCGCGTGTGACGGACACACCACGGAATGCCAGTTATATCATATGTGTAATGATATTTTCTAGAAAAATTTCTAGAAAAGAATTGACAAATTTCTAGAAATGTTGTATTATAATATTAGAAACAAGGAAAAACCAATAATACAAATGGAGGAATAACAATGACAGAGTTGGAAATGAAAGAAAACTTATCAGGGAAATGTAAAGAATCCTGGGAAATGTATAAATGCTGTAGAAGAGTATTCGGCACGGGAAGTATGCAGGCGGAAAAGATGCAGACAGCGTGGGTAAACTATGATTCTTTATATAAAGAGTTTTTTGGAGAAGAAGTTGAATATTGATTACATTTGCTTTCCTATCGGCAAGACGGGGAGAAAGGTACATGCATACTTAACGTAGCAAATCACGTTGTTGCCGTAGTAGACGGCATATACTACGATACTTGGGATAGTGGATATAAGTCGTTATATGGATATTATGAAAAAAGGCAAAGGGGAAAAAAACATGAAAGCATTAAATTTCGATGAATTACATAACATTCCTGCAAGAATGGAGGATATCCCGTTATATGTGAAATCAGAAGATACTGATGGAAAGATACATATTTACGCGTATGATCACGCGTCTCTTACAAATGGCTACATTAAGGTAAAAGCTTTATGCAAACCAATGCCATATCAAGGAAAATTCGGCGTAGGCTTTACTATAAACCTGCATAATAGCCGTTCTACACGGTATGCTTTAAAAGCGTACTATTTAGAAGTTTCTCACGGTGCTATTTGTGTAGCAAACAATAACTGCACGTTGTGCCCTCTGTATAAGTCAGATGGAACAAATGAAGACTGCCTGTATTAAGGAGGTATCACGGTGAGAGTAGAAGATTTTATAAAATTGTATTACGGCGTGGTTCGCATAGAAGTCGAAATTTACGCCATTGTTACGGTGTTTAATGAAAAGCATCGCGTATTAGTTAGAAATTTTGATATTGACTGTAACAGGGCATATACTACAAAAAAAGAAAATTATTTGTCAGAAGAAGTAATAGGTTTCGGGATTATTTCTGATCAATTGCGAATCTTTATAAGGGGGTGCGAATAATGCCGAACTCAAAAGACTATAGCATCTATCAAGAACTTGATCTTTCCCTTGAGCAGATCAGACGCGAATTACCTAAAGTTGCGCAGGCGGCAAATAGCCGCCTTGCCAAACTGGAAAAAATTCACGCGCGCGACCAGTGGGAGTACGGGCGCGTAAAAGAGTTTTTCGCGTCACAAGGGCGATCAAAAGATCGCTTTTTGAAAGGCGTAAAGCGGTCGGATGCATCCATTCGGCAGGAATGGGATACCATGATCGCTTTTCTGAATTCACCCGAAACAACGCTTGAGGGATATCGAATCGCAGAATTACAGAGACGCTTTGACAAGTCAAAGAATAAAATTGATGGAGAAGTAACAGAAGATAACTACAAAGACCTGTATCGTTTTCTTACCTCTAATATATACAAAAAGAATCTGAGAAAGCAGGTGGCATCCGATCAGATTATTGATGATTTTATTTCGAAATTACATGATAGCGGAATTGAATTCGAAGATATTCTGGAAGAGTATGAGGAATTTCTTGATGGATATATTACGGAGGAAGAACTTTTTAATAAGAATAGAACTAAATTAAAGTGAGGTAATATCAATGTATCAATTGGATATCCCTGTTATCGTAAACGGAAACGAAGATGTTTCACGTGAAACAATTTATTCCGTTAATGATTTTCCATTTTCTGATTTCCAGACTTTGCGCGAATGCCGCAAAAGAGGAAGAAAGAAAAATCCTATCGTTTATTATGACGTGGAAATGGCGTTCGACATCGAAACAACTACGTTAGAAAAACTTGATTATGAACGCTATCATAAAACAGGCGAAAAAGTGGTGAAAGGAACTGCCTTTCTGTATCAATGGCAGTTTTGTATCAAAGATACCGTGTGTTTCGGTCGCACATGGAATGAGTTTCTTTCATTCTGCGAAAAACTGCATCTGTATTTGCAGACTTCCGGTTCAAAGCGTGCTGTAGTGTACGTTCATAATCTTTCGTATGAATTTCAGTTTATGAAAGATTTTATTGAATGTGATGAAATCTTTGCGCGTGACGCGCATAAAGTTATGAAGTGCTACGCTTACAAGTATGGGATTGAATTTCGTTGCTCGTATTTTCTCAGCAATATGAGCCTTTCGAAATTTTGCGAGAACAGTGAGGGTGTAACCCACTATAAACTGGTTGATACTTATGACTATAAAAAACTACGTACCCCAACCACACCACTAACAGAAATAGAGCAGGGATACTGCTATAACGATGTCCGCGGCTTATGCGAATGCATCCACGCTTTGCGCAAAGAGGACAACCTTGCAGAAATCCCCCTTACCTCAACTGGCTACGTCCGCCGGGAATTCCGCCGTGCCATGCAGGCAGATAGCGGTTATTATCCGGGAGTATTTGCCGATCTGGCTTTGACGTTACCGCAGTACCAGCTTTGCAAAGACGCGTTCCGTGGCGGCAATACCCACGCCAACCGCATTCACGCGGGGCACACGATCACAGCGAAAAAAGGTGAATCTGTGATCGTTATGGGAAGTATGGATATTTCGAGTAGCTATCCGGCGCAGATCGCAGCTGAGTATTATCCCATGAGTGCGTTTCGGGCGGTTGGGATCACATCGCAGGAGCAGTTTGATACGTTATGTAATACACGATGTGTGATTATGCGTGTACAGTTTGATAACTTGCGCATCAAAGAAAACATCCCCGTCCCGTATATCCCGCTGTCAAAGTGCCAGAAACACGGGAAAGATTGCGTGATTGATAATGGACGCGTATTGTCTATTGATTGCTGCGAAATCGCAATGACGGAAATTGACTTGTCGATCATAAAAAATCAATACGACTATGATTTCTTTACCGTCTCGGAGTGCTACGTAGCCGCGCGCGGAAAATTACCGGAAAGTATGCGTAAAACGATGATGTCATTTTTTATCGCAAAAAGCCAGTTGAAAGGAAACCCTGATAAAGTCTATGAATATATGAAATCTAAGAATAAACTAAACAGCACGTTCGGAATGTGTGTCACCGATCTTTTGCAGGACGAATGGGCAATGGATGCTTTTACGGGAGAATGGCATCGGGAAAAAGCAGATGCGGAAAAAGCACTGAAAACGTACTATGATGGAAAAAACAGCTTTTTGCACTATCAATGGGGAATCTATGTTACCGCCCACGCAAGAAAGCAGTTACAGGATATGCTGGACGTGGTTGGAATGGATGTTGTCTATTGCGACACCGATAGCATCAAATTCTTGCATCCAGATATACACATTCCAGAATTTGAATCCAAAAACAAAATACTGGAAAAACGTGCGGTTGATAATGACATTCCTGCGTTTTGTGACGTTGGTGACAACCGTTACATTCTCGGCGTATGGGATATGGATGACTTGTATATACAGTTTAAGACCCTTGGCGCGAAAAAATACTGCGGCGTGGAATGGGACGAAAAAGCGGCACAATCTGGCAAAGACCCCGTGCGTTTTACGTCTACGGTCGCTGGCATGAATAAGAAACTTGGAGCGGAAAACTTAAAGTGCTGTAATAATTTCCGGCTCTGCCGCCGGATGGAAAATGTAGGACGTACGATCAGTTGCTTTAACAACTCGAAACCCCATTACATCAACGTAAACGGGGAAGAAATTTTAACGGCTAGTAACATTGGAATCCTTGATACCACTTATACCTTAGGTGTATCGAATGAATACTATGAAGTGTTGGTGAACTCCCAGGACGGAGTGTTACCGGAATAGGAGACGATATGAGATATTTTGTGTTTTTTATGTTTTTAGTATTATCAACGATCTGGGCGTTACATGAGGAAGAACTCGACCTTGCCATCCTGCTTTTATTTTTGGATATTTTCTATCTTTTTCTCTTTGACTGTTGACTTTCTGCAAGAACAGTGCTATTATAATACTTGTAAGAAATCATAACCACATAAAGAAAGAGGAGAAGAAAAATGGTTAGAACAAAAATCGAAAAATTTATCTACTCTGTTTTTGACAGAAACACAAAACAGGTGATCGGCTCTTTTGAGAATACAGAAGAACTGAAATCGCAGAAAGCAAAAACCGCCGCTGTTACTGCCGCTGGTTTTCCGGAGGATTCCATCTGCGTATTAACCGACACCGTATCCGCCCGTTACGAGATGCCGGACGAACAGTTTTTTGCCGAAGCAAAAAGACTGGACTAAGCGCACAACCCGCGGTCTGGAAGTGACCAGATAAGACAATGATAAAAGCAAAGCGCCGCGGTTCTGCATAACAAAACACTTTAATCAAAAAGGAGAAAAAATCATGAGCAAAGCAAAAATGAAACTGAACAACGTTACCGTAAAATATGCAAAAAAGGAAGACGGAAAAAGCATTCTTTCTGTTTCGATCACAGCAGACCAGCAGAAAGCCATCTTTGAAAAAATTATCGAAGAGTTTGGTGAGGATGCCGCCGCAGAAGCAAAGTGGATTCCGGCGAAAGAAAGTGACGAATCTGGTCTTTACGTAAAAGCGCAGACCAATTACCGCGTTGACTTTTATGAGGACGGAATCGAGAGCGACACAGTTTCCAGTGTTGACGAACTCGGCAAAGGCGCAGTAGTCGACCTCTTTCTCTCGATCGGCGAAAGCAAATTCCGCCGCGACAAGGGATTTACCGCTTACCTTTCCGCTGTAAACGTCCACAAGTTTGGCGATACGGAAAAATTTAATCCTTTTGCTTAAATACATATGACGGCGATACGAGCTCCGACTGTCGGACGGTAAAACTTGCGTGTTTTAACTAACCTGTAGTTGATTGTTACTATATCTTGTGTTTTTGAAAAAACTCCATACGTGTAAAGAGCTACGTTTTCCAGCGTAGCTCTTTTTATATCCAGCAAAGCTCTGCCGTCATCTGCCGTCCCTCTGCAGGCAAAACGTGCGATGATCGTGCGATAAACGTGAGATTACCTGCGGAGAGACTGGCGGGAACTGGCAGTTAATGACAGAAATTCAGGCAACCGCGGGTACGCGGCGCGGGGAAAAAGAAGAAAGGAGGATGTGAAACAAAATGTTTCACGTGAAACAATGATTTTTTGGAATGATATCAATTGGGAAAAACTTTTCGCGGACTATGATGTGAAATTTGAAGCGGTAGACGATAACGGCAATCCAATTCAGTATTACAACCCGATCCGGTTATTTACGGAGCCGGACGTGGACGGGGATTTCGCAGGCGTGGCAATTACGTGTTCTAACCGTAGTGCCGGAAAGACCAGTGCGTTTGCCGCGGCAAGCTGTATTTTATGTAAAGAGTACGGATTGCAGACAGGATGGGTTTTCCGGACAAAGGGGGAAATGACGGGAGCGGCTGCAATGTATGAAGATATGCTAAGAATGTATCCTAAATTAGGAAGTGTGATTACTTATAAAAATCTGGACAAAAACGGAAATGTCGTGCGGTATTTTCTGGATGGGGAGCCGTTCGGATGCGCGTTTAGTTTTGGAAGTAAGATGGATAGTGTAAAAAAGCTGTCACCGTATTTTCGGGATATCTACTTTTTGTTTTTTGATGAGTTTAGTATGGAAAGCGGTCAGTACGTAAAAGGGGAATCTGAAAAACTGCAATCGTTGTTGCTGACGATCAGCCGTGGAAATGGAAGCCAGTCAAGATGGTTTAAACTGATTATGGCATCCAATAATATTTCGTTGCTCAATCCCTATTTTGTATTTTTTGGTATCCATAAGCGGTATCAGAAAGAAACCAAAATGATGCATGGGAGCGGTTTTGTGTGTGAATTTACACACAATGACAGTGCTAGTAAGGCGATGTGGGAAAATCCGGCATTGAAAGCATTCCGCGGCGGTCACTATATGCAGAGCATGAGCGTGGGTGATCAGATGTTGATTGACGATGCCGTGTTTGTACAGAAGCCGACCGGACGTTCACGGTATCTGTTTACCATCGAACACAGTGGAAAAAGCTATGGGGTATATGAATATTACGAAGAGGGGTACATCTATATCACGCACAACTATAACCCATCGTGTAATTTTGTCGCGGTTTTTCGGGACGGGGATCACACACAGAACACGGTTATGTTGGAACACTACGATTATTTATTTGAAAATCTGGTTGACGCGTACCGAAAAGCATACTTGCGTTTTGACGATCTTGACAGCAAAAATATGGCGGTTGAGTTGCTGGGGATTGACCTTTATAAATAGTTCGCGGGAAACGGACAAATGTAGTTGACATACGGACAAAAAAGAGGTATCATGAAAATACGGGGAAACCTTTTTCATGGGGGTTGCCACGGTTGAGTAAACCGCCCCGTCCCTGGCAGGTCAAAAGGTTTCCTTGTTTTTTCAAAGGACGGGAAGAAAGGAGCAAAGATGGCAAGTATCGTTTTTAATATGATTGTCGGAATGATGAAAAAAGAAAATGCTTATCTTGCTTATACGGTACGCTATAAAGGGGACGAAAAAGACACGCTGATTCTTGTCCCACATGAAAATTACGAGTCTCACATCCGGTATTTGTGGGATTTCTTTTTTATGGATGGTAACGCGTATAACAGTAAATCGCCAGTCCGATTCATTCATAACTTTATCATGTGTGATAAATTAAGTGAAATTGAGGACTGGTTAAAATGGCAGGATAAGGAGGTAGAAGGTTGGATGTAGGTACAGTAACGCAGTTGGTTGGAAGTCTCGGTTTTCCGATCGTTTGTTGCGGTGCGCTTTTCTGGTATCTGGTGAAAGAGAAAGACGCACACAAGGAAGAGATGGAAGAACTGCGGAAAAGTGTAGAAGCGAACACAACTGCAATTAATTCACTTTGCCAGCACTTAGGAGGTGGAAAGAATGAGTAAAATCGAAAACGCAGTTGCATGGGCGGAACAGACCGCCGCTGATGACCGTCACGGTTACTCACAGGTACACCGGAACAGTCCGGACTATGATTGCTCCTCTTTTGTAGGGACTGCACTTGCAAATGCTGGTTTTCCGGTCAGCATTTACAGCACAACCAGAAATCTTGGCGAACAGTTGGAAAACGCTGGTTTTGTGAAATGCGGTAAACCGTGGAAACGCGGTGATATCCACCTTGCGGCCGGGCATCATGTAACGATGTCGGTTGACGCGAACCGCATCGTCCACGCCAGCCAGTCGGAAAACGGCGGGATTGATGGCCAGACGGGGGATCAGACCGGAAAAGAAATCTGTGTACGGTCTTATTACGATCTTCCGTATGAAAATACCGTTCATTATCGGTATACGGGAAAAAAAGACAAACCACAGAAAGTGATTGAGCACTCCATCAAAACCGAATCCGCGCGTAGTTTTGACCGGAAAATTGCAGGAGCGTATCATACCAATGACCGCTATAATCTGCGTGTTGGCGCAGGAATGAATAAAACGGTCATCTTGACGCTGCCAACCGGAACCAGTGTTAGAAACTACGGGTATTATACCGGAGAATGGTATCTGGTGAAAGCCGTTGTGAATGGAATCGTCTATACCGGATTCGTAGCAAAAGAGGGGTTAACCCGTGGCTGATCTTACGCTTGCTTACAATACCTGTATCGGGATTTGTAACAATCCAAACGTGGGTTACTCACAAGACTATCGTGAGGGGCAAACCGTAGGAGGTATTACGTACTATGATTGTTCGTCCCTCATGAGTTACTGTTGTACGGTAGGCGGATTTTTAGCATCTAACCCGTGGTTTACCACCCGAAGCATGGATGGGTATCTGATCGGCGCGGGATTCCAGAAAGGAACCGCCAGCCAGCCCTGGAAAAAAGGTGATATCTTATGGAGGAGCGGCCATACCGAAATGGTATATGATCCGGCAGACGGCGGCGGATATACGATGGGGGCGCATACCGATAGTTACCCGCTGGAAAGACAGGTATCCATCAATACGTTTGTGAGCCCCTATAGTGCCTGGACGTATCTGTACCGATATCCGGCTGAGGTACAAAGCGGTATCAGCCAGTATGTGATTTCCGCCATCTGCGGCAATTTCTGGCAGGAGTCAACCGTAAACCCCGGGTTGTGGCAAGGTACGATTGTCGGCTCGCCCGGCTATGGATTGGGCCAGTGGACGGATAATTCCTCTACCGACCGCCGGACGCGGTTGTTCCAATGGCTGGATTCCAACGGGTACAGCCGGGAAGATGGTAACGCGCAGTTAGAATATCTGATTTATGAGAATGTCTGGTATTCGGTCGGAGCCGCTAGTGCTTACGGAAATCTACAGGCGTTTTTGCACAGTGACAGCACCGATCTGAACGCACTGACTTCCGCCTATATGAAAGGATGGGAGGGAATCAGTGACGATGGAACACTTGCGTTCCGGCAGGAAAAAGCGCATACGTGTTTCAATTATATTTCGGAACACGCAAAAGATTCTGCAATTACCGGATGGATTGTTGGGAATCGGTACTTATCTGATTCCGAACGTTTGAACAACGCGGTCATGGTCTATCGGTACCTGGCAAAAGGAGAGCAACCCGAGCCGCCGGAGCCGCCGCATCCCATGAAACCAAAAAGGCATAAAATGCCAATCTGGTTATATCCCAATTTAAGAAGGAGGTTTTAACATGACACTTGAAGAGTATTGGTCAGAAATTGTAGCAGACATTGGAAACATCGAAACGCATGGCGATGCGATTGCCGCCATCAGCGAAAGAATCAAAACAGAAGATACCGACATCGAAGCGTTAATGTCAGAACGTGACGCACTGGTTGCTGAACGGGACGAACTGAAAGGAAAATATGATTCCGCGGTTGCTGAAATTAAAAGCCGCTGGTCTGATCTTTCCCATGGCGGAAGTATCACAAAAGTAACCGAGTTTGGCGGAAAAAAATCACCAGACGGGGAAACCGCAACTAGTATCAACGATCTTGATATGTCCCAGCTTATTTTAAGCGGAAATGGAGAGTGAAATCATGGCAGAAAAATTAGATATGACAAACATTAACATGCTGAATGCTGTTCGGCAGACGATGAGTGTTGATTACCGTGACAGGGTTCCGGTGGCAACCCGTGAAAATATTGCCGATATTGCAAAAACATTAACCGATCCTTACAATCCGATGGCGCGGAACGAACTGGTTCCGGCGCTGGTAAATCTGATTGCCAGCCAGTCGATCAGTACCGAAGCGTTCCGCAATCCGCTGAGGATACTGAACAGTAACGCCATGCCGTTTGGTAATGGGGAACAGGAAGTCTACGTAAATTTTGCACAGGGTTACGCGCACAATGCGAATATCAGTATCGAAGATGCTACCGCCATTTATGACAGCTACATCATGGCGCTGTATCATGTAATCAATTTTAACAACGATTATCCGGTGACGATCTGGTTTGAGGATATGCGCGGCGCGTTTCTCGATGATTATGGTCTCAGAAGTCTGGTACAGGCAAAAGTAGAGAGTGTCGTTTCCGCTTGTAACTGGGATGAGTTTACCACGGCAAAAGAACTGATTGCATCTGCAAAGCGCGCTGGACATATTTATCCGGTTCATGTAGATGCGGTTACGGATCAGGCATCCGCAAACGCACTTGCAAAACAGATCCAGTCCTATATTGACAAGATCCAGTTCCCGAACCCGCTGTACAATTTCGCTGGAGCAACTTCTGCGGCAAAAGAAGATACCATTCTTTTGTTTGTTGATCCGGATACCAAAGCGGCTATGAATGTTGACAGTTATGCAAGCGCATACAATCTCGACCGGATGATCCCGAAAGCGCAGCAGGTGCTAATTGACAACTTTAACGATGCGGAAGGTATCGTGGCTGTGCTGGTTGACAAGCGGTTTTTCAAAATCCGTGAACAGTACCGCATGATGGTACAGGATAATGTAAACCGGGGATTACGATGGAACAGCACGTATACGTTAAAAGAGATGTTCTCGTACTCCCTGTTCTATCCGATCATTGTCTTTACGACCGAGACAGTCCTTGTTTCTTCCATTACCGCAAGTGACGCGGGATTGGTGACAACCGGAACAGATGTCGATTTCGGCGGACGTTTTTCGGTTACTTCTACTGGCGTAGCCGATACAGCGATTGACGTAAAAGTAGAGGGTAAATCTTCCGCTGATACGTTTGTTATCCCGGGAACAACCATTCTTCGGATTGCAAAAGACGAAAAGAATCTGAAGCCGAAAGCAAACAAGGCAGAAAGTGTGCGGGTTGTGGTTACAAGCCGATTCGATTCTTCCAAAACTGCAACCATTTACTTTACGAAAGATTAAGTAAGAGGGAGGAAACATGGATAATTTCATTCCGATGCCGCCGCAGGAAAATGTGGCGGCTGTTTCCCCGCAGACAGAGGTAATTTTAGCAAGTGGGATTGAATGGGGAAATGACTATGAGCATGTACGATACTACGAAAATGGAAAAGCTGGCTGTCTGGCTCATGTAAGAGAAAAAGCAATCCATATTTTTAAGCAATCCGCGCCCGTGAGATGGGGAGAACTGACTTATAAAGGAAAAGGGAATGAGAGCGAATTTCTGAAATGCAATTATATTGCTTTTCAGAACAAACCCTATACGGAAGAATGGTATTTCGGTTTTGTGACAAGGGTAGAATGGTTGAGTGACGGAAGTTTCAAGATTTATTTCGAACCCGATCGTTTTCAGAACAGTTTTTACAATGTGGTGCTTCAACCGTGCTATGTGGAAAGGGAACATATTGACAAAAAAGCTGATTATGCCGGAATTAATTTAGTGCCAGAAAATCTGGAAACGGGGGAATACGTGGACAATCCGAGCGAACAGAAACTTTTGAATCTCGGCCCGATGCAGTATTGTTTGAGCGCGAGTGCAGACGAAAACGGAACAAATATTATACCCATTGTCAATCAGGGAATTTTATCTGGTTTGACATTTACTCGGAAAACAAAATATACGGACTTAATCGCAGTTATCCAGAAATACGTCAAAAGCGGAAACGGAGATGCGATTGTTAATGTATATCAAGCACCAGAAGCTTGTTTCCAGACAGATGCATCTGCGTACACACAAGTAACCGTTCAGCCAGATGCACTTGACGGCTATATCCCGAAAAATAATAAACTATATCAGTATCCCTATTGTTATTGTCTGGTCAACGATGGTTCGGGAATACAGCATACTTTTAATTTCGAATACGGTAAAAATGGAGCATTAACCATGCAGGTTTATGGCGTTATGTTTAATATTCCGGCAATCTTTGTCGCACCGCGTGAATATAAACGTACTGGTGGGTCAAAATCCCCATACGGTTTTATCATCAATAATTTCCCACAGTGTGCATGGACAAATGACGGCTATCAGGCTTTTCTAGCGCAGTCTAGCCCGTTATGGGACTACTCCAAAAAGCAGAATGCAATATCGCAGATTGGAAATTTAGCCGGAGGATTAGTTGGGGCATTAAGCGGAAATTTAGCCGCTGGCGTTGAAAGCATTTATACCGCGGCAACCGGAACATATCTACTGAACGAAAACATTAACGCACAAAAAGAAAGTCATGATTTGATTCCACCGACAGCAAAAGGTAATTCATCTGGAAGTTATGTTGCTACCGCATTGTTTGGAAGCCAGCTTTATTGTCACGTAATGAGTGTTACTGCACAAATGGCAAAAACAATCGACGATTTTTTCACAATGTACGGATATGCAACGCACAAAATTAAAGTACCTAATATTACAGGGCGGTCAAACTGGAATTTTGTCAAAACGGTTAATTGCAGCCTGCACGGATCGTGTGTTACCGATGATATCAATTTTTTGCAGGCAATGTTTAACCGCGGCGTTACGTTCTGGCATACGGACGATGTTGGAAACTATGGCCTTTCCAATAATTAAGGAGGGATAACATGTACAATAACCCGTATCGGGTGAGTAACAGGGAAGTGTGGGGATGTTGGGAAAATAACCCGAATACGTCACCGGAAGAAAAAATGTATTTCCGGCACTTTTTTGACAAGTTCGTAAATTTAGCATTATCACGTTATGAATATGACGGTTTACCGGATGAGATTCCGCCGCGGATGCTCAACTCCTATCTGTTATGGCAGGGAATGTGCCTGTTCAAAAAAGAGCCAATCACCGGACTATTCGGCGTTTTCGGTGTTAATCTGGTTGGCGAACCCGATATTTACGGGATTCCTACCGATTGGATTGCCTACGCTATGAATGGTCAGTATTATGAGCAGACGGACAAAGAAGAAAGCGCGTTGATTTTCGCAAGACCTTTTGCTGTACCGGAAATTCTCAGCATTATTCTGCATTCGCAGAGTTTGGCGGAGAAAAAAGCGTCAACAAGGGTAAACGTGATCCAGCAGAGAACGCCAGTTGTCATCAGCGGGGATTCTACGCAGAAACTCAGTATTGACAACTTTATTCAAAAGTGGGTAAAAAACATTCCTTTCATCAAAGCAAAAAACGATCTGCGAAAACAGATCCAGATTGATACGATTGATTTAAAAGTACAGCCGATTTTTAACGAACTAGACACGGCAGCACAGAGAGAAGTAGCAGAGTGTCTGGCTGATCTCGGAATCGAAGCAAGCGGGGTAGAAAAACCGGAAAGATTGGTTTCCGCGGAAACGAGTTACAACGATGGAGAGATTGAGTTGACAAGAAACGGAAATCTGGCGACCATTCAAAGAGGACTTGACGCGATTAATGAAATGTATGGTTTGAATATCCATGTGCGTTTTAATTCTAAGATGGTAACGCCGATTAACCGACCAGATGCATTTGAAACAATAAAAAAACGGCGAACAGAAAACACCGGAAAGTGAGGTTGAATAATGTTTCTTTGCCATAACTACGAAACGAAAACGTTAACGAATACCATTGAACAGTTGGTTATTTCCGATCACGTAATTTCCCCACTTGAAAATCAGACGATCGACAAGATGATCGAAACCGCCGTTCCTTTAATCTTCAATTTTGACTTTCCGTTTTATGTTGATGCATCCGCTCCAGAATATGCAACCGCAAAACTTGCGTTCGAAAAAACGTTCTGTTTACAGTATTTTCGGGAACAGATCGGACTGGAAACGATCGGCGAATTTCAGTATCATCTAAAACGAATCCTTACTATCAATATGCCATACTATGAGCAGTTGTACCGGAGTATTACTTTTGAGTACAACCCAATGATTAATCATAAGAGTACGCGGAAAGTGCAAAGTACAAAAGACGATACACGAACAGGTGTGATCTCGGGAGACAGCACAGCGAAAAACACAACGACAGCCGATACAAATAACAATACACAAAATATCCATTCCGACAACCCGCAGATTAATTTTGCCGGAACGAATTATGCGTCTACGATGGATCGGGGACAAAATACCATCCATAACAGTGCGGTAAGCAATGGAGAGAATACGACAAAAACCAACAGCAATGACACGTATCACGCAAATAACAATGATGTGATTGAGGATGAGGGATTTGACGGTAGTTACTCGTTAGAGGTTCAGAGATTCCGCGATAGCATTATTAATATAAACAAGCGTATCTGTGATGATTGTAAAGAATTGTTTTTTCAATTTTATTAAGGAGGAATAGCAATGGCAAATAAACCTACGATTCCAAATTTTCCTACGTTGCCAGATTTCGGTCAGATGATTACGCAGGCTTGTGAGGTTGTCGCAAGTGTACGTGGGATTCCATATGATTTCAACGGAACGTTGAGTTTGGAAAACAAATTTGTTGTGCTGTTTAAAACGGTGAAAGAAATGTTTGACGCACAGGACGAACTTGTAAAAAGTTACAAAGCGTTACATGCTTTTATCAATCAGTATTTTTCAAATCTCGACTTACAGAACGAAGTAAACAAGAAAATCGAAGAAATGAAAAAAAGCGGAGAACTGCTTAATCTGCTGAAACCAACTGTAAGCAACGAAGTAGCGGCATGGTTGACAGCTAATATCACGAATCCGTCCAATCCGCCGATTGATAAGTCGTTGACGGTAGAAAATGCCGCCGCTGATGCTAAAACTACGGGAGATAAAATCGCTTCAGTAAAGGAAAATTTAGTTGGACTAGAAAATATTAATAATATATTAGATTATCACAAGATTGATAATATTTCGATTCTTACAACAGGCAATATAGAAATTGTTGATAATTGGTATTCCACCGACTTTATAAACGTTACAGGATGTAATGAATATTTTGTCAATGGTATATGGAAAAAACCGTCAAATCCAAAATATGCTAGCGTAATATATTTCGATAGTGAAATGAATATAATAAACTATATTAATGAAACAGGAACCCAAACATATAATATGGAAAAAATTTCTTTTCCTATAAATACGGCATATGTTAGATTTTGCTTTGGTAAGGAATCAACAGTTCAAATATTTATGAATATACCTGATATGAATGAACGAGTAGGTTTGAAAACTGCGCAAGCAATATTTCATCATAAGATATCGGCTGGCGGTACTGTAGATAATAATGATTCATACGTAACATCGAATTTAATACCAATCAATAAGGAAACGAATTTTATTACAGTAAAAAAGGGAACTTCTAATAATGACAAATCTTCTTTCTATATCTCATTTTGGTCGAGACCATCTACTGCTTCAAAATTCTTAGTAAAAGGTTACAACAATTATGCATTAAGTGAAAATTTTACGAATATCAAAATTCCAAACGGTGCAAACTATTTTTGTTTTTCGTGGCCAAAGGAAGATTACCCTCCAATGTATAAACAAGATTCGGATATATCGGAAAATAAAACTCCAATTGATGTTATTGGAAAATATATGACATTGAATGCCCCTGATTATAACTATAGAATCTGTTTAATTGGTGACAGTATAACTCAAGGTATGGGGTCTTCAGGTTTTCAACAGTATGATGCCATTATTGATGGTCATACTTATAATGTGAGAGGTAATGGACCTAATAACCCGAATGCTACATCTAATTATAAAATTGGGGAATATCTTTGGACTTCAGGTGGTAGACGATGGTATGAAGCACTAGACGGGAATGGTTGGGCACAATTATTTAAAAATTATATGAATGAAAAATTCAATATAATTGTTAGAAACTTTGGAATGAGTGGAATTGATAGCGGAGATTTAAAATACTTTATAAATAATTTCATGGATACATTATATAACTTTGATTGTATCGTTATGATGATTGGTACTAACAACAGACAATTCGAAAACTTAGAATCATTCTATACAGATATTAATGACACTATTAAAACAATTAAAAATTATGGAAAAGATTTAATCATTATGGCTAGCATACCTTCATCAATCGTAAACGAAAAAGAATTCCATATTCACATGGAAGATATTCACAATGCACTTAGACAGATTTCATGTGAAAATAAAATTCCATTTATTAGCGTTTATAATTTATTCATTGACTATTGTTCTAACAAAGGAATAAAAATAGATACACTCCTTTCAGATGGATTGCACCCTAACAATGAGGGATATAAAGTAATGTTTCAATTAATTTCTAATGCTATGGGAATAGCATTAAAAAGACCGGATGCGACATGGTAGTCAACAAAAGTTACACACATATTCACGCCGCGCCGTGTCCGTCACCCACGGACACTTTAGCCGACTAAAGTGAGTCCCCGTTTCCGAAGTGTCCGCGAC